TCGGCCGCAGTTCAGAGGCGAAATGTGGAGGGCGGTTCCTGAGCCATGCCGAATCCTCCGAAACCCGCCGAGCGGAAGCGGAAAGCTGGGAATCCCGGCAAGCGGAAGCTACCGACGCCGGTTTCCGTGGTACCGGCGCGAGACGTTGCGCCCGCTCCGCCCGCCGGCATCGCCGAGGCCGGATCCGTGGCATGGCGTCGAGCTTGGGACGCCGGTTCGGACTGGCTCGCGCCCGGTGACGTGACGATCCTCGAGCTGCTCTGCCGCCAGATCGATGAGATCACCCGCTGGCAGGAGATCGTCGACCGCGAGGGCGTCACGTTCAAGACGCGGGGCGGAATGATCCGCGTCCACCCCGCCGTCGCCCAGGTCCGGGAGCTCGAGCAGCGCGTCGTCACCAACCTCGGCCTCTGCGGGTTCACGCCGGCGGACCGGGCACGGCTCGGGCTCACGGAGGTCCGCAAGCTCTCCGGCCTCGCCGAGCTCGCGGCGAGGAGGGCCGATGCGATCGGTCGCTAGCGAAGGCTCCTTCGTCTGCCAGTTCATCGAACGGCACTGTCGCATCACGAAAGGACCGCGCGCCGGCAAGCTCGTTCAGCTGATCCCGTGGCAACGGGCCCTGATCCGCGAGCTGTTCGCGCTGGAGGGCGGCTCCCGTCGGTACCGGCGGGCCTACGTCCAGATGCCTCGGAAGAACGGCAAGACGTTCCTGATGGCTTGCGTGGCGCTCTACGAAGCGGTCTTCGGCGAGCTCGGCGGGGAGATCTACTTCGTGGCCGGCGACCGGATGCAGGCATCGCGAGCCTTCGGCGAGATCCGGAGGATCGTGGAGGCTGACCCCGAGCTCCGCGGATTGTTCACGTTCTACAAGCACTCCGCGGAGGTCCCGTCGACCGGCACGGTCCTCCGCGTCCTCTCGGCCGACGCCGGCCTGCAACTCGGGCTCGAGCCGAGTTTCGTCGTCTTCGACGAGGTCGCGGTGCAGCCGAACGATCGCCTGTGGAACGCGATGAGCCTCGGCTCGGGTACCCGCGAGCACCCGATGATCGTGGGGATCTCGACGCCGGGCTGGGAGCGCGCCTCGCTCGCCTGGCGGCTGTATCAGCACGGCAAGAAGGTGCAGGCCGGCGAGCTCGACGATCCGACGTTCTTCTTCCGAGCGTGGGAGCCCGCCGATCCCGGAGCCGACCACACCGACCCGAAGACGTGGGCGGAGGCGAACCCGTCGCTCGGCGCGTTCCTGCACGCCGAGGACTTCGCCTCCGCGGTCGCCTCAACCGATGAGAACGAGTTCCGGCGCTTCCGGCTTGGCCAATGGACCTCGACGCGGTCGGTCGCCTTCGCTTCCGGCGTCTGGGATAGCGCCGCGAGGGAGCGCGACGTACCGGAAGGGACTGAGGTCGTGGTCTGCTTCGCCGCGGCGCGTCAGCGCGACACCGTTGCGATCGTCGGTTGCACCGTCGACGAGCCCCACGTCTTCCCGATCCGGATCTGGGAGTCATCGGTGCGCGTCGATCCAGTCGACGTCGCCGAGGAGCTCCGAGCCGTGTGGGCTCGGTACTCGGTGCCCGATCTCCTGTGCTCGGAGGCCGACTGGGGCTGGGTTCTGCTCCAGCTGGCCGACGAAGGGTTGCCGGTCACGAAGGTGCCGCGAAGCCCGCAGCGTCTCGCGCTGCAATGGCAGGCGTTCTCCGACGCGACGGTCGAGGGGCGACTGACGCACGCGCCGGACCCCGTTCTAGCACGGCACGTCGCGAACCTGAGCCTGATCGCGGGCCCTTCCGGACTCCGGCCGGATCTCGACGTGGCCGAAGGCGCGCCGATCGCCGCCGTCCTCGCCGCGATGATCGCCTACGACGGCGTCACGCGCCTCGGGCCTCTCGAGACGCCGATGATTGTCCTGCCGACTGGGGTGGGGTGATGCGGCGTCACTGACCCGACGTAACGGTCGCGAAACGGAAGGAGAGCGAGCATCATGTTTGATCTCAGGAAGAAGGGACCCACCCGGCCGTTCGCACATGCCGGCGGCTGCAAGATCGTCGCGGCCGACCCGACCGCTGAGATCCCTTGGCAGGAGGTCGAGAGCGGGCATTGGCAGGCGACCTGCCAATGCAGGGTCGAGCACATCTACGAGCAGCCGGCCGATCGTCGTGCTCGGCTCGACCCCGCTTGACCCATCGACCTCGCGCCACCTGGGGCAGTGCGAGCACCGGAACACGACCGATCCCGCTCTGCTCCGGGTCATCTTGAAGGTCCGGGACGGCACCGGCCATGGAGCCGGGCGGGGAGCTTCCCGCCGAGGTTGAGGAACGGCTGTTCGGGTACTACGCGATCGACTTCCGCCTCGCCGAAACACCCGGGAGGAGACGCCTAGTTCGCCGATAGATCGGTCCCGGGTTCGGGCGATCCAGCTCACGGCATGATCTATCCGGCGATGAATTCATCTGCTACCGAACGGTACCGATGGGCGGGCTCCAGCCTCCTTCCTGTCCCTCTCTTCCGCAGGAGGACGACGGGCCTATCCCCCGCAGAAGAGGACGAGGAGAGGCTACCCCTGCTCCTTTGAGGCGGCCTGGTCTGCCTGGACGTCGATCGCCCTGGGTCCGGTCTCCTTGGCGCCCGACTGGATCTCGATCCGACGCGGTTTGGCCGTCTCTGCAACGGGGATGGCGAGCGTGAGGACCCCGTCGTCGAAACTCGCCACAATCCTCTCGACGTCGAGGTGCTGACCGAGGAACATCTGGCGCGAGAAGACACCCTCGGGTCGCTCCCGCACGATGACCTCGTCCCCTTCCCGCTCCTCGAAGAACCTTTCCGCTCGTACGGTCAGGGCGTTTTGCTCCACCTGGATCTCGATGGAGGATGAATCCGCTCCGGGAAGGTCGAATTGGACGAACACCGTGTCGCCTCGCCGGTAAGCGTCCATGGGGATGGACGTCGACTGCGACTTCAGCGCTCCCGTGAGCTGCTGAGTCAGCCGGTCGATATCCCGAAATGGATCGAAGCGCATGACCATCCTGAATCGCCTCCTCTCCGCTCGCGTGCTCATTATCGGCCCTTCGCCAAGTTGATGCCATCGACGCGGGAGGCGCCCGGTGCGGGTGGAGGACGTTGGTGGCGGCTCGCTTGGGTGCGGTCCCGACATAGGCGCCGATCCTGAGCTCACGCGCAGCGACGCGGCCACCCTCGGGCAGACCGTGAGGCCTCCCGCCGAGGCCGTCTGCGCGAGGGCATCCGAAGCGATCCAGCCAGTTCGAGGGTGGTGCGAGGTCACGTAATCGTAAGCATGGAGCACGTGTCGATGAGAGATCGAACGCTTCTCGTCCGTGGTCAAGCGAGGGCGCCCCGGCGGAGGTTGCCGTCCGAGGAGAGCCCCCCACGAGCTTCCAGCCCCCCCGGCGTGGATCTGATCCATGGACGGAAGGCACTGACAGCGAGGAGAAGCCCGCCGGTGATGGCAAGGACGCCGCCCAGCGTGCGTTGAACCATAGCCATCCGCGTGTCCGACATCGCGGCGATTCTCTGGTGTACAAGCCGGCCGCGCAATGCCCGTCCTTGGTCGTGTCGGACCGAAGGCTTGGCGGGCCGGCGCCCGTGTCCGCTAGCTTCCCGCCCGAGAAGTCGCTGGGGCCTTCGGGTTCCGGCGGCTTCTCACTTCTCGCTAGCCTTCGCCAGATGGCGGCCCTCCCAACGATGCTCGAGCACGATCGGAAGCAGGCGGGATTGTCGGTCGAGCAGGCCGCGCGGCGGCTCCGCGTGAGCGTGAGGGAGTACCGGGAGCTCGAGGCCGGCGAGCGATGGTCGGACTGGGAGACGTTCGACAGGATCTGCAAGCTGTACTGCTGGCCCCAAACGTTCGCGGGTTCGTCGCCACCCGCGCCTTCTCAGAAACACCGCCGACCGCGCTGGATGATTGACCCATCACGAAACCCTCACAACCTTCTGGGGGTTACGCTTCCTCAGATTGTAGTAGCCTTAGGGACTAGGCCGATTGGCCTAGAACTGGACCCCCTATATGGGGGACACGCAGCTCCTGAAGGGAGCAACGCATAATGACCAAGATCCTCAAGGTGCTGGCGCTCGGCGCCACGATCCTTGCGCTCAGCGCAGGGTCGGCCCTCGCGGCGAGCGCCCACTTCATCGGGACGCCCCAGGCGACCGTCTCGGGCAACACGCTCACTGTGACCGCGTCGGTCGCGGGACTCGGGAACGCCGAAGGGGCGGACTTCTCGCTCACGGGTGACGTAACGGTGAACTCCCGTTGTTACACGAAGAGCGGGAACAAGCCACAAGCTGCCAACAAGCAGGAGACGATTGCGGTCGACCAGGACGCGACGTTCCCTGTGCGGAACGGGCGGACGAACGTCTTCTTCGAAGTGACGCCGCTCTCGACGCTCTCGTGCCCGAAGGGCCAGGTCGTCGTGATCGAATCGGTTGACTTCTCGGGGTTGACGCTCTCCGGCGAGGGTGTGTCTTTCACCTTCTAACCGAAGAGCTGACATGGTCAGGGCGGGGCCGCACCGGCCCCGCCTTCACCATTCCCGATGGTGCCCATCAGGTCCGTTTCCCCTCCGATCGGCGGTACGCCTTTCGACGCCATCGCCGAGTTCCCCACCACTCACGCTCGGCCCAGCGCTCGATCGTCGCCGGCTTCCACAGCGGTCCGATGCTGTCGACCCGCTTCGGCTCGAGGAGCTTGCCTTCGGCGTACATCTGGGTCACGCGCTGATGGCTGACGCCGAGGCAGGCCGCGACCTCTAGCATGCGCCACACTGCCCGATAGCTTGGCATCCTCACGGGACGCTTTGGTCGCCCTTCCAGTGACATCCTTGGATACTCGTGCACCCCAGCGTTCCCTTGCTCGGACGCTCGTTGCTTCGCGATCGG